TTTGTTCTTTAGCTTGATCCATAGTTAATGTCTTTGGAGGTATTGCTAAACAAATAAGAGTATCTAACCATTGTAAATACACTGCAATAGCAGTAATAGGCATAAACGCATCATCGGGTGATGCATACCCGCGTTCTGGATTGAAATCAACCTCAATATCATAAAACGCAATATTTAATTTAGGCGCGTCGTGATTAAGATAGTTATCTGATAAGCATTTAAAAATTGGATTAATATCTGCTTCAAACAGCTTTTTATTACCGTGTATTGAAAGTTCTTTGCGGAACTCTTTTGTATTGTTACAAATTACTTTTGATACGGGGTCTCCGTAAATTGATTGATATTTCCCTTTTGGGTCTGTATAATATAATGTGTGTTTAACGGCAATATCTTTGTATTCCCGTTCACCTTTTGAATTTCTTTCTACAATTTTAATAACATCGTTGTCGCGATCAAACCATGCATCTACATATGACATTATGCTGCACCTCTATCGCGATTAGTTGCATGATCATTAATCCATTCCATAAACATCGCTTCGTCGCGTTGTTTTGCAACTTCCTCTGATCCATGAACAATGATACTGCATTCACATCTTACTGTACATACTTCCGGACGGATGCATTCCGTACAGGTATTAAATTCTTCCATATTGTATCTCAGTTCATGTGACTTGTGGCTCACAAATACCCTTTTGCAGCTTATGGCCTGCCTACCGTTCCGTTATACTACTGTTTAAATACGTTTTGTGATATCTAAGATTGCTTCAACTTCTTCCCAATCTTCATTGTGATCTGCCCAATTACCTTTATGAGCTATCTTAATAGCTTTATTTATAACTGCTGGTTTAACTTGTAATTCTTCTGCTACTGCTTTTACAGTATCTTTTAAGCCAGCTTGTAAGTCTTCAACTTCACGTAAAACTAAAGAACCTTCGTTAATTAATTTTTCAAGTTTAGCTTTTTCTTCTGGACCATATGCTCTACTCATTAGTACTTCTCCTTTGTGTTATAAAGTATATATTATATATTCGTTTGCTCAGTATGTCAACTGGCTTGGTAAAATGAAGGTAAAAAAAGGCAGACTAGCTGCCTTTTTTAAGTTGTAAACTTTTATTGCATAGTACTGAGTTTTGCTTGCATGTCAGTTGCTGCTTTTGCTGCGTCTGCATTGCCTGATTTGCCAAGTTCTCCAGTTAATGAAAGAATTTTAGCTTTTAAATCAGCCATTTCTTTATCACCTGCTGCATCTGCTGCATCTGCTGCTGGCGCTTGTGCAGTAGGTTGTGCGCCTGCGCCAAATTTTGCTTGTGCTGCTTGTGTTAATGGACCCATAATCCCGTCAATACCGTCACCATTAGGACCGGTTGCTCCTAAGTCGGCACCTTGGGCTTTTAATTGTTGCTGTAATGCCGCAACTGCAGGATCATAACTTCCACCGCCATGTCCACCGTGGCCGCCATGTCCACCGCCATGTCCACCGCCATGTCCACCGCCTTGGCCTTGTGTATCACCAGGCGACGATAAGTAATGATCTGCACCTGCACCTAATGCTGCTGCACCTGCACCTAATGCAAGAGACCCTTTATTGTTTTTAGCCCATTGTCCTGCTTTAGCAAGTCTCGATGGATCTGCAGTTGGCTGAGTAACTGGGTCAGTAGTAGTTCTTGATCCAACTCTAGAAGTATCCATATGGTTAGTTGGTGCAGTAGTTGAAGTTGCTGGGGGTGTGCTTACCGTTGATGTATGGGAAGTAGCCGGTGCAATAGTTGGACTATCTCTTCTAAATAAGTTTCTAACCCCATCAATTGCTTTGCCACCAAATGCTTTAAGTGCATCCGACTTAGCACCTTCGTCTACTTGTGGTTGATTTTCAATTGCTTCTAATCTATCACGTAAAGACGCAATTGATTCTGCTACAGTTTGTTGTTGCATTTCTTTTCCTTCTTTAATACCGGCTTTTGCGTAAGTAGCTGCATCTGGTTTTCCAGTAGCAGGTAAGCCATTCTTTTGTTGCCATGCTGCTAATGCTGATTGAGTTTTTGGACCAAATTTTCCATCTGGTGTAGTGTTAATAATACTTTGTAATTTTGATAATTGAGATGTGCCTGAACCGTTTGGTTGATGAGGAGCATCAAGTTGATAATCAGTACCTAAAGTATGAGCATTTGCTGCATCTATTACTTCCCCTCCGGCATATCCTGCGCCCGATCTAGCTAATCCACCTGCAGCTTTAGCTGCTTTACTTGCACCCACCCCTGCTTTAATTCCTTTAGCAGCTAATCCTGCAGCAGAAAATGGAGTTGGAAGAAACATGCCGCCTATTTCACCAGTAGAATATAAGTTTGGACTTCTATCGTGTGCTTGCTTTTCTGCATCTAATTCGGCAGCTAATTCGTCTTTATATTTAGTACCTTTAAACAAGCTCTTAGCACCTGCTAGCACGTTATTGTCTAATCCAAACGTGGCACCTTGTCCAACGCCACGGGCAAAATCACCAGCATCGTCTTTCCAATCTTCGTTTAGCTGTTCATAACCAAATGACTCAATTAATGCATTAGATAAACCGGCCGATTCTTTCATTCCTGCTGCTGCATTTGCTGTCATAGTATTCAGCATTGCTTGACCATTTGGAACCATGCCGGCTACTTGATTCATTACATTTTGTGCACCTGCTGGTATTATCCCTTGAGGAGGCATACCTGCTACTGGCGCTGCACCTGTTTTTGCAGAATGTTTTTTATTATACAATTCAACATATTTGGCAAACAGATCTTGCAGTTGTTTAACTTTATCAGCAAGATCATTTGCTTGACCTGATATCTGCGAACTTTGATCAACTAATCCTGCATTTGCTTTATTCCAAACGTCTTGATTATCAAACCAACCTGCTTGTTCTAATCTAGCATTTTTAGGAAGTAACCCAGCCTGTGCTAATTTTTGTCCAATTTCAAAAGGAACTTCGTCATCTTCATCGCCTTCGTTACTAATATAATGACCAGTTACTGGATCAACTAACCCTTCTAACCCATTTTGTTTAGCAAGATCTGCTAACTTAGGAATACGAACTTTGTCATCTTGTTCATATCCCGATGTTATTGCAATAATTGCCGATAGTGTTAACGCTTCTGATAACATTGGTTTATTAATCTTATCGAGAGTGTCCATTAATTCTCTAAAATTCATCGTCTGTCCTCTGATTGCTTACGATTTGATTATAATGATCCATTGTTAGAACATTACCTTTTGCACTCAACTTAATTAACATTTCTGTTACATTGTGTAAATCTATGTCAGTTTGTGCATCTTCTCTAGCGTATTCTAATAAACGCATTAGTAACGGAATGTCTACTTTGACCACGTCTTGTGGATTAGAGTTGGCGTTTGGCGGTCCTAATCTTAGATCTGCAGACTCGCCCATTACTTTATATGCAATCTTTTGAGCATACATTTTAAGGCTAGCATCTTTAGTAGATTGAACTGCATCTTGTTCTGCAGATGCTTCTGCCATATACTGTTTAAGTAATGATGGTCTAGTTTGTTTTGTAGTTAATTCTTCTTCAACTGGTTTAGCATAGTGTTGCATTGCCATTTGTATAGGCAATGCAACTTTATGAGGATTAGATCCTTCGGTTACAATTGACATAAATTGTTTCATGTCATTTGTATTTTCTATAGGAGCAGATGTTTTAACTGAATCCATTGCCTGTAGAATTTTCTTCATGTCCATGATTATCTAATCACTCGTGAAGTAATTTCTCTCAAACGTGTTAACTCAACTGATTCGTTCATGCATTCTTTTTCTTTAGATGATTTAATGGCATTATTAACAGAACCTTTATGTTCTTCTTCGCCGGTTTCAATTTTGCCATCTTTATCGTAATCTTTTTTAGCTTTTTCTTTAGCAGATTCTTTAACATCTGCTCTAGCTTTGTCTAATGCTTTTCCAAACTCTTTGCCGCCGTCTTTTTTAGCATCATCTTTTTTAGCAAATGGATTTCCGCCTTTTTTATCAGCTACACCACTTGTTTTTTTAACAGGTGTTACTGATTCACCATATACTGATCCGCCAAACATGCTTTCTGTTTTAGAATCATCTTCTTCAGATTTTTCTTTTTTAGGAGCTGATTTCTTTGCAAATGGATTACCGCTATCTTTTTTAGGAGCTGATTTTTTTGAATCAGGTTTTTCACTATCTGAGTCACAATCGTCTTCGTTATCAGATGATTTTTTAGGAGCTGATTTTTTTGGTTTAGATTCTTCTTTATCAAATGGCGATGATTTTTTAGGAGCTGATTTTTTTGGTTTAGATTCTTCTTTATCAAATGGCGATGATTTTTTAGGAGCTGATTTTTTTATTGCAGTAAACTCTTCGCCGCCTGCATCGCTTTCCATATCATCTGGGATACCGTTGTTATTTTTATCTAACCGTTTTGCAGCAGCATGGAATGCTTTAGATTGACGATTGTATTCTCTAACTTTTTTGCTAGTAGAGGCTGGTAACGGTTTTTCTACCATTCCAGTTCCTCCGCATTCACCACATGTATGAGTAACACTTTCTTTAACTACTGATCTGCCAAGTTTATCAGCTTGATTAATTTTAAGGGCAGCAAGAGATTTCTTTGCTTCCATTAATGCATTTTTCATTTGTCTTTTTTCACTTTCTGAGTACATATCGCTATTCTCTATCTTATCGCCGTATTCGCTAAACTTCATTTCGTATTCTAGGTAATGGTAAACTGAAGAAATATAATCTGCAGCTTTTGTAATTTTAGCCTGTACCCAAGATTCAAATTGATCTTCGTCTTCTATTTTTTTAAATAATTTAACGCTGTATTTTGCTAACTTGTATAAGTCAGCTTTCATCATTGCACCTTCGTCGTCAGCATTAACGTCGTGTGTATCCTGCTGTAGTTCATCTGATGCAATGTCAACAGTTGGTTCTGATAATTCAATTTTTGGCAACTCTACTTCGAGACCTGCAAATTCTGAAAGTTTTTTTCTGTGTGTCATGGTAAACTCCGTTATTGTATATTTAGCCTCTTTTAATAGTTCCGCCACCAAATAAGCTAACACCCTTCATATCTAATGCATTGTCAGTTGGTTTTTGTTTTGTTGGTGATGGCTGAGGAGGCGATTTAGTTCCGCTTTTTCCGGGCGATCCTGTATATGATTTTTTGCCTCTAGCTGTACCTGGGCTAATATGTGGGTTAGGAACTGTACCAATACTTGCAGAACTAGTAGCACCTGCTGATGCAGTTTCTGATATAATTTCTCTAATTTTCATAACGGTTTACTCCATAGTTCAAACCATGCAGGAGTTCCGGGTTTGATATTATTTTCGCGTTGATATTTACCGCGCTCATCACTAAACGTTTTTTGTTCAGTTTTCTTTGCGCGATATTCGTGTAATCTAGCATCGGCACCAAGTCCACCTAAATAATGAGCGATCTTTAGTTCTTGTATTGGATCGTCGGGTGCAAGAAAACAGTCATCAGGACTGTCTTGTAATATATTTTCAGATGTTATTTTATATTGTTTCACATTCTAAACCCCATATTTATTTCTTTTTATTTTAGCTACAGGACTTGAGGTATGTGTTTCAGATGGTTCTGTACTATTATCCGGAGTTAACTGTTTACTGTTAAACCCCATTTTCTTTTTACTTTTATCAATAATTTTTTGATCAGCATCAGAATATGACAGTGTTACTAACTGATTTGCAACTGGACTTGCTGGTTCGTACTCGTTATGATCATTTGGGCTGCCTGCCATATCAACACCAAATCTATACATATCATAATACGTATGATTGCCAGGATATGTATGCATTCCTTTTATTGAAGACTTAAAATTGTCATGCATTTTTCCAGACTTTTTAGTGTTGCTGGCGTTTTGTGTAGCATCATTATTACCAGCGTCTGCTTCGGTAATGATTTCTAAAATTTTCATATACCGTACCTGTTACGTTTTTTATTAGCAACTGGACTAACTTTATGTACATCATCTGTTTCTTTAGATTTTTTTGATGCAACAGATGATCTGCTAACGCCCATTTGTTTTGCAGCTGAATTTAATATTTCTTCATCGCCACTAGTGAATGACAATGTCATAAAATCTCCACCGTTTGGACCTTTTTTATCAGTTTTAAAATCAGGCGCCCCTGCCAGTGCAATACCAAATCTATAAGCATCGTATGGATTATTGTTGTTATTTAATGCAGGCCATACATCTAACCCAGATGCTGCATCTTTTGAGGATTGACGTAGTTTACCTTCACGGATTAAACTACGTTTCATTTCATTTACCGCAATCTCAAATTTTCGTATATCTTCAGTTGTATATCGTTTCATTATTCATTCCGTTGTACATTCATTCCCTCTCTAGTAGCTTCATATAAGGTTTTACCACACACTGTAATATCTTCACTTACACCAGTTATTAGTTGGAAATTAATCTTGTCACCTATTTTAGCGTATTCACGTGCTAATGTACCACTAGCGTTATTAGTTTCATCTTTACGATCTCCACTGCTAACAAATTTTAATACTACATGTTCTCTACCGTTTGGGCCGCGAGCATAATCAGTTGTGCGAGATGGACCACTATTCCAATTGTTAAGTGCAGTTTCTAAACTTCTAGTATTGTTTCCTAGTCTATCACTGCCTGCAACAAAAGTCATGTGTCGGTATCCTCTATCATACAACCAGCATGCAGCTTGCCATGGATCTCTAACATATTCAGTTACCATAAAGTTAGAATAATCAGGATAAATTTTTTTAATAAATTCGGTTTTAACATCGTACTCTAATGGATCACTTTTAGGGTCATGTTTATTACTTGCAAAAATATATGCATGTTCTTTTCCAAGTGCTACCGTTTGTTGTATAACTTTCTTATGTCCAACTGTAGGAGGATTCATTCTACCAAAGCAAAAAGTTGCCATTGGCATGTTACTTTTTTCTTTAATTTCCTCTGCAGAAACTTTGTATTTAGAAAAGTTAGCACGACTAAATTCTAATCGATTAACAATTTTTATTTTGTTAACACCGGCCCCGCACACATAGCCTTCGTGACTTATAATACTATTTATTACAGGTTGTACAGCACTGTACAGTTGATGGACATCTATCTGACGTTTAATATCTAATTTAAGATTATAAATTGCACTCCATATTTCCCATAATCCTACAATACCAATATAAATGTCGTTGCGTAAGTTTCCATTTGGAGAAAACAGTTTAGTGCGAGCAGATTGAGTAAATCTAGGTGTTGCAAATTCAATAAATCTTAAAACTATATTAGTTTCTATATTACCAGACTCAATCATACTAGAAATAAATGGACCTATTGCAGTAATTACACATTTACATTTTAACTCTGTTAATTTAGCAATAAACGCGTCTACAGCGTTACTGTGTGTTGTTATTGCGTGTTGTGCAGTTAATAATAATGCGTTGTTTATACTAATAATTGGTTTAGTTGTCATCTCAGTTGCAATAAACGTAATATCTTTACATTCTGAAAATCCGTTAAATCCAGTAATAGGCTCGTCTTCTGCAGTTAATCCTGGAAAAAAGGTATGGACTGCAATTCCTCCTACACTGTTAGAAATTGATCGTCCTAGGTCGCTGTTATGTTTAACCTGATACTCAACAGTGTTAGGTTTAAAGACAAATGAATTAGTATTACTAGAAGGAATCCCAGCCCATAACAAGTCGCCCATATAATAAGTATCAGTTACGTTTGGGATAATTCTTTCTAATGCAGGGCGTAAGATATCTTCTTTGTCCCATAGGTCACTACGATTAACGTTACGAGCATTATCGTAATCTCTAATAGTAGTAAAGTTGAGTTTGCCAGCGGCGATTTGTTTGAACATGTGTTTATCAACAAACACTAGTGTGCCGTTACTGTTGCGACCAAAAACTATAGCAGGAAACCCGTCCCATTTGATAGTTAATGTGTTAGTGTTATAAGAAAGACTAGTTAATTCATTAACTGCTCGATAGGCGCCGTTAGATCCTTCATTAATGATAAGATCTTCAGGATGTGCAATTCCTGCCATGTTATTACCTCTATATAATGTTAAGTGTGGTCGTAAGTACCGTCTTTCATATCTTTAGATACGTCATTAAAGATTTTCTTACAAGATAACTTCCAAATTTTAGTATCTATTTCAGTTGGTAGCTCTCGCATAGGGTATTCTTTAGTATACCGTTTATAACCATCTGCTACTGCAGTTTTAAAAATAGTATATTTAGGGTTGTTACCTGCTTTTTGTTTATCAATAAAGTTATACACTGCAGGTAAAAGGTGCCGGCGATACGCATCGTCGTCGTTGTTTAAAAAGAAAACTAAATCTTCGGTTAAATCAAAATCAATCTCATTACCGTCTTCAGATTGTTTAATAAACTCTTCACTTTTAAAGTGAGCATTTTCAAGTAGATCTTTAATACGCATAGTTAATCCCGTGTTATTAGTATATTTATACTTAATGCACTATCCGGTCAACTGTAAGTTTTATACCTGCAAGTTGCATTTTACACATGAGCAACATATTTTCACCGGTTACGTAAAAATGCCCGCCGCCGTAACTAGCTTGCTGCAACAACATTTCTCTACAGCCGTTAGTAACTCGTAATTTGTTAATAGCATCTGCCCATTCTAAGAAATCTAAATACTGTTTCTCAGTTCTGCCAATAGTAACACGAAATTCGTAGTTCATTGTTGGCATGTAAACTGTACCTGCTGTTAAATTAGCAGGCGGCATACTAATACTGCGAACTTTATCTACATTAATATCACGTAGTCTAATAATGTTGCTATATTCATTAGTGTAAATTGTAACTGTAGGAAATTCAACTCGAGTACTGTAGTCATCCATATCTGCTAGTTTGTTATAAATCTCCATAGTATATGCTAGATCTAACGGTGATCGCCATGTGTTATTAGTGTTAAGTAACTTTTCTTCACGATTAATTCTATTAAAATATGCATTACTATCAGGACCTCTAAATACATGACTAAATGCGCATACCAGCACAATATTGTACTGGTATTTGCCTTTGTATAATTTTTTAGTAGTATTAATCTGCATCTTCAACACTAAATACACTAGTAAGTACTTCTTTAGCAGTAAGTAGTGGTACTTTAGCTAACTTAGGTTTAGCAACAAGTGAAATGTTATCATCTACTACTGTAACAGTTAGCCACCCGCCAGTTTTAAGATCACCAAATAACATCATTTTAGCAAGATCACGTTTGATCTCTTTATCAATAATGCGATGTAGTGGTCTAGCACCCATTTTAGGATCAAAACCTTTTTCTAACAACCAATTAGTTGCAAACTTATCAATCTTAATACGAATACCTTTGTCTTTAACCTGATCACGTACTTCATCAATGAACTTGTTAATAACTTTTACCATTGAATCTTTACTTAACTTGTTAAATGTAATAACACCATCTAATCTGTTACGGAATTCAGGCGATAGGAATTTCTTAAGATCTGCATCTGAATAGTCTTTTTCTTGAGCACCAAAACCAATTTGATTCTTTTCTGCAGTTTGAGCGCCGGCATTAGTAGTTAAAATTAATACAATGTGACGACAATCGGCTTGTTTACCATTTGACCCTGTAATAAACCCGTTGTCCATCATTTGTAATAATACAGTAGATACGTCAGGATGCGATTTTTCAATCTCGTCAAACAATAGTACAGCATTAGGATTCTCTTGAATTTGTGTAATCAAAAGACCTGCATTATCTTCAAATCCTACATAACCAGGAGGACTACCAATCAGTTTACTAATACTGTGTTTCTCTTGATATTCTGACATATCAAATCGTAATAATTTAGTATTTAAATGTTTAGCAAGTGCCTTAGCAGTCTCAGTTTTACCGCAACCGGTAGGCCCCATAAATACAAAGCTGCCAATTGGTTTATTTTCTGATTTTAAACCTGCTTGTGCAACCATAATTTTATCAACAATTTCAGTTAACGCAGTATCTTGACCAAATACCTCAGCTTCAAGTTTTTCTTGTAGGGTAATTAGCGAACTAGTTTCAGTTTGCATAATTTGTTCAACTGGCATGTTAACCATTTTAGCTAATTCAAACTGAATATCAGCTTCAGTAACTACCCGTTGATCAGCAATTTTTAAGTTAAATCGTGAACACGCACAGTCAATTAAGTCAATTGCTTTATCAGGTAATTTTTTATCTGCTTGATATTTTACAGATAATTTAATTGACGCTTGCAATGCCTCGTCCTTAATTTTAAGTTTGTGATGTCCTTCGTAATATTTCTTAATACCTTTAAGAATTTGTAAAGTCATTTCTTGAGTAGGTTCATCAACTGTAATACGTTGGAATCTGCGCATCAATGCCCGATCTTTCTCAAAGTGTTTACGATACTCGTCCCATGTAGTTGATGCAATAACTTTAATGTTGCCTTTGCTTAATGCAGGTTTCATCATATTTGCTAAGTCGTTTGATGAACTACCTGATGCACCTGCGCCACTGATCATGTGTGCTTCATCAATAAACAATACGCATTTACCAAGTCTTTGTAATGATTTAATTACTTGTTTAAAACGTTCTTCAAAATCACCTCGGTATTTAGAACCTGCTAACATTGCAGCAATGTCTAAATTATACACAGTATAATCTATAAGGAACTCAGGAACTGATCCATTTACAATATTAAATGCAAGCCCTTCAGCAATTGCAGTTTTACCTACGCCCGGATCACCTACCATAATAACATTGTTTTTACTGCGACGTCCGAGTGCTAGTGCGATGTGTTCTAATTCATCTACACGGCCAATAACAGGATCAATTTTACTATTCTTAACTTCCTCGTTTAAATTAGTAGTATACGCCTGTAACGCTTTGTGTGTTTGTGAATTAGGTTTAGCTGCACCTGCAGGTGTATCTTCATCTAACGTAACATTTTGAACGTATTCGGCATATTTCTCTTTAGTAATGTTTACTTGTGCTACATAATAAAACGCCCAAGATCGTTTTTCTCCCAACATAGCTAAAAAGAAGTCAGCTGGTTCAATACGTGTGCCACCGTTAAACAACACTTGCGTAAATGCGCGATTTAATGAGCGTTCAACTGCTTGTGTTTTCTTAGGTTTAACGACTACATCAACTGTAGTAATTTCGTGACATTTTGATTGCAAATGGTCAAGAACTACATTTTTTAAAAATAAAGTGTCAGCACCAAAATGGTCTAGTGAGTCAGTAAATGCTTTATCCTCCATGAGCATTGCGAACAATACATGCTCAAGTGTTACATACTCGTGATGCATATTTTTTGCAGACGAGATAGCTTTATCAAAAATTGCTTGTAAATTTTCGCTTGGTTCAACCATAATAAGTTCCTTGTGTAGTTGTTAATAAAGTTATATTATACACTATTACAATTAAAAGTCAATTTATTTGACTGTTTAATATTTTTAATTGTGAAATTAATGAAGGATCAGTAATTGCAGGAACTTTAATATTAATAATTGTAATAAATTGTCCAACTTGTTTACTATGTAAATTAGTAAAACCGGAACCGTTTGCAAATTTTGTTCCTGTTTCTACTCCAGGTCTAATTGTTAAGTCAATAGTTCCTCCGGTGATAGTGTTAACCGGTTTAATACATCCAATCATTGCTTCAATTGGATTAATATCTAATGTAGTATATAAATCATTACCTTCACGTCTAAAGTTACGATCTGGCAGTACATGAATAGTAACATTAAGATTTCCTCGAGGAATACCGGAGATAGAATCGTCACCTAATCCGTTATATCGGATAGCGTCTCCGTGATCAATGCCTGCAGGTACGTTTATAGAAACGGTTTGAGGTCTACCACTGGGTAAATTAAATGTTGCATCTACTTGTTTACCGTTAAATGATTCAACTAATGTTACTTGCACTTGTAGATTTAAATCTTTATTACGTTGTTGTTGTCTAAACCCATTTCCAAACATATTTGTAAAATGCGCATGCTGTCCAAATACATCATTCATATCAAAATGGAAATGTTGTCCTCCTCCAAATCCACTAAATTGGTGTCCATTTTGTTGCATGTCATATTCTTGACGTTTTTGTGGATCACTTAACGTATCATACGCTACTGAAATATCTTTAAACGTTGCCTGGTTTCCGCCTTTGTCAGGGTGGTGTTTGTTTGCTAACGAACGATATGCTTTTTTAATATCGTCTTGTGATGCGTCGTTGGACACACCTAATTTTGAATAAAAGTCTGTCATGGTTAATTTCTCATAAAAAAGGTCAGTTTGTATAGTAATTATACTATACAAGACCTGACCTGTCAATATTTTGATTACTTACGTTTTTTAACTACTTTTTTTGGAGCTGGTTTTACAACTGGTTTTTTAGGCGGAACTTTTTTACCTTCAAATTTCTTATGAACTTTGATAGTTTTGCATTGTTTCTTACCTTTTACAGTTTTGCAAACTTCTTTAGTAGTTGGGCCAACATGCCCTTCTTCATGGTTAGCATATGCAACTGGTGAAGCTGCCAACATGCCAATTATAATTAATGATAATAGTTTTTTCATAATGTTTCCTTAAATTGGTTCATCTGATTTCGGAATTGGTTTTGCA